CCGTTCACTGGACGACCTACGCGAGCAGATGCACCAGGCCGAGCGTATGCCAAGCATGAGCAACACTGCCCGGAACCTACTGTTAAACCAGCGTGTGAGCCTCGACAGCCCGTTTATCTCGCCTGACGTGTGGATGGCCTGTGATGACGACCCAGCGCCGTTTGATGGGCCTGTCTATGCCGGTCTGGACCTGTCCGCCCGTACTGACCTGACAGCCCTTGTCCTGATCGGTAAGGCTGGCAACGTCTGGCAGGTTCAACCCTACTTCTGGACACCTGAGCAGGGAATCTTCGACCGAGCCAAGAAAGACCGCGCCCCGTATGACCAGTGGGCCGCTGAGGGCTATCTGCGAACCACTCCCGGCGCCTCGGTGGACTATGAACACGTTGCTGCCGACCTGGCTGAGATCCTGGCTGACGTGGACATTCAGGCCGTCGCGTTCGACCGGTGGCGGATGGACATTTTCAAGAAAGAACTAGACCGCCTGGGACTAGACCTGCCACTGGTTCCGCATGGCCAAGGGTTCCGAGATATGGCCCCTGCACTCGACGCCCTGGAAGCCGAACTACTGAATGGCCGCATTGCCCACGGCAACCATCCGGTGCTGACCATGTGCGCCGCGAATGCCATCGCGGTGAAAGATCCGGCAGGCGCCCGCAAGCTGGACAAGTCCCGCCGTACTGGACGAATCGACGGCCTACAAGCCTTGGCAATGGCAATGGGTGCCGCCCAAGCCGCTGCTGCCCCTATTGAGATAGACACCGAGGTGTTCTTCGTATGACCCTGACCATTACCCAAGCAAAAGAACACCTGCGCGTCCTGCATGACTTGGAGGACGGCATGATCGAGTTGTATCTGGAGGCCGCTATAAGCCTCGTATCGCAGTATCTAGGGGATGATCTACCCGACCCTATGCCCGAGGCCATACAGGCCGCTGTGCTGCTGCTGACGGGGGATCTGTACCTTAACCGTGAGCGACAGGCCGACCGCACCTTGAGTGAGAACACGGCCTATCAGCTACTGCTTGCCCCGTATCGCTCCATGAGGGTGGTCTGATGAGAGCCGGAAAGCTGAACCACCTGCTGACCATTCAGAAAGTACAACGCACTCAAGATAGAGGTGGAGGCTTTGTGGAGACCTGGGTGGACGTTAGCAGGGAATGGGCAAGTGTCGAGAGTATCAGTGGCCGCGAGTATCTAGCCGCGGCTGCGCTACAGGCTGAGACTACCTGGAAGATAACGCTTCGTTACCGGGATGACCTACTGAACTCGATGCGTCTGGTCGAAGGTAGCCGGATCTATGAGATAGAAGCCGTACTGCCTAATGACAGTCTTCGGGAAGTCGTCCTGATGTGTAAGGCAAGTTAAACAACCGGGCTAGCCGGTCCTTCGGGAGTGCTAGCAGGGGATTAGTCGGTTAGTGCCCCTTTCATGAAAACACCGACAGTCTGCGCAGTTATCTCT